CATTTCCTTTTCAGTTAATCCACAATTCTTTGCTGCCTTGGGCAAATTCCATTTAGCAGTAAATAACATTTCCATAGAATATCTTGTTTCAGTCCTCATGGTTCATAAGGGGGTTCCTCTTCACCAAATTCTCCATAATTTAGTTATCTTCAACCTTATATGGGCACAATAGTGCTCCTGCAAGTTCTCGGGCATGCAAGTTATGTGAGCATAACTTATTCATCCAAATCCTTTCATCTAAGGTAACACAATCACTAGAGGTCATACGACAACAAATGTCTACTAATTCATTCCTATAACGAGTACTCAAAGTCATAAATTCAAATCCTCCACTTCTTCCACTAAAGAAGCAATAATATTTTCAGTACCATCCATCATTTTAATAGCACATAGATTAGACTTTCTATATTTGTTTAATCTTTTATATTTTTTAAGAAGAGCATCAATTTCCTCCTCTTGCATCCCCTCAATCTTCACATCAAAGTCACCTTCTTGGAAGCCACTCATCCTCCTCTACCACCCCATTGTATATCTGTATAAGCTTTGCCTACTACCTCCTTAGTAATCTTATACTTCTCACCTAGTCTACCATCTTTTACCAAAACTAAAATATCTGCTTCATCAGGATGGAGTCCTTCCAACATCTGAATAAACATAGTCTCCCTACGAATTGGCGAAAGAGTATCATTACCACCTTTAATAAAATGATAAAGATTCTTCCACTCTTTTCTAAGAGAAGTATGATCTGTTCCTATGGGAACATCATTCTTTTCATAAGGCACATCTCCCTCAGGAACCATAGAAAGAGCAGTTTCATCAAAGTTCCAAATCAAAATTGCTTTAAGTGCATCTGTGGTATATTCCTGCAGCACCTCAACCTTTTTAGCAATGGTACGTTGCTTACTAGCAAGGTCCAATATTTCCGACATAAAAGGATTGGGGGGAAGTTTCTTTTTAACTGTAAATGTTTTAGCCATAATGTTTTGTCGATTAATAATTTATTATATCATTCATCCTGAGAAACGTCTTCAATATTATTTTCAAATCTTACTGCTAGAATATCATCTGCAATGATTTGGCCATTTTCATCGAACATTTCTGGATGAACTGGAATGTAGCTAGAGGTTCTAGCATAAACATATTCTTTTAGGAGATATCCAATCAATCCACCAATCAATAAGAACATAATAGAAATTATGGTGGTAAAGAATAGAGTAACTATTGTTAACATTTTACTACTCTCCGTCTTGAGAACTACTATTGCGTATATCCAAGTGAAAATTTAAGTAAAATTCAACCTCTCTATTAAAAAAGGAAACTATATTACCAAACTTTACTTGGAAAGTTTTTGGATTCTCTACCCTCCTTTTATTTCTAAGTAACAATTCAACCCCTCTATTAATTTTGAAAGAGTCTTCATCGCTTTTGATTTTATTTAGAGGACTTTTTTCTTCTTCCTGGTCTTCTGTCACTACTATATCTCCACGCATCTTCAAGGATGCTATACAAATAATTTTTTATTTTTCTTGCTTGAGGTTTAGAAATGTGTCCATACCCCTCACGTAATTGCTTATGATGTGAATCTTTTCCTCCTTTAATATACTCTTCCAACTCTATTACTAGCTGGCTTAATTCTGCTGCAGTAGAACTTTCAATAAAAGCATCTACCTCATACTTCTTTGTCTTCCTATATTTTAAAAACTCATAAAATTTAAGTTGCATATTACCTTTTAAAAAAGCTACATCAATAGCATGTTCAATTAGATCATAAACGTTTTCAAAATCATCTTCAGGACGTTTCATTAGACCAGATTATGCTCCTTGAGATATTGTACTGTATCAGTGCAGCCCCCAAGATTATCGCCATTTAATACTACTTGGGGGAAGATAGAACCTTGACCGAACTGTTGATAGAAACTAGGTAGATCAAAGTCCCTATCGAGTTTATATATAACATGCCTTAATTCTGCAAGTTTCAACACCTCTTCAATTTTAACACAGTAAGAGCATCCATCCTTAGAATAAACCGTGAAATTTTGGAAGTTGGACATAGTTTTTTTAAAATTTTATTTAGTGATTAACATATGTTACTTGTTCTTCCTTCTTGGTATTTGAATAGTCCATGAAGGAGATACCAAATCTACCAATTCAAACTGCTTCTTATTCTTATCTCTTTGAACTAACACTGCTAAATCTGCATCATTTGTAGTAGCACCATAATCCGGAAGTTGAAACCCAAAAGTTCTACACTCTTCTGAATCTGCTAAATCAATACCACAATCTTCTGCATACTCCCAGATAGCAGTATCAACCTGCCCAAAGAGAGAATCAAATGTCATTCTCTTTCTCAAATCATTGGCAATATTATCTACATGCTCATCATCTAAATCAACTCCGCATGGTCTTGCTTTGACCAACTTATTAAGATCAATAACGATCTTACAATCATTGTAAATGCACATAATTAAGCAAACTGTCGTAAGTTTTGTAGGATGTACTTGTATGCTTCTACTATATCACCTTCGTCCTTTCTGAACAAGTCCTTATCGAAACGCTCTTGAGCACCTATACCCCAAAGTCTCATACTATCAGGACTGAGTTCATCTGCAAGATATAAATCTCCATGAACATCATATCCGAACTCTAACTTAAAATCAACAAGAGTTATACCACACATATTAAACAGCATCTGTAATTGATCATTGATCATTACTGCTTGTTCCCTAAGAGGTTCTGGATTATGGCCCATCAATCTTACACGATCCTCGGTAAGCAAAGGATCTCCCTTAGTATCGTTCTTTAAAAAGAATTCAACAATAGGAGGCTGAATAGGCATCCCTTCAGTAAGACCATCAGTATTCTTAACAATAGATCCTGCAGCAAAATTCCTACAAATAACTTCTATAGGAACAATGGTCACCTTCTTGCATAACATTGTGTTAAGAGATGGTAACTCAAGGTAATGATTTTTAATTCCAGATGCTGCCAACTTCTCAAACAAAAGTGCAGAAATCAAACAACAAGTAGCACCCTTATCCCTAGGGTAATCTACCATCTTACCATCAAAGGCAGTTACCTTATCTTCATACTTAATGAGAACTTTTTCAGCCTCACCAGGTACATCATATAAGGTCTTCACCTTCCCATGCATCAATTCAGTCATCCTTGCCAGATCATATCAGGCATTGCTTGGGGTGCCTGTCTACCCACAGTAAACATCAGTATAGCATACCCTAGGAACCATAGTACATTAACTATGAGTGCTTGTCTGTAGAAGAACTTCCTTACTCCCATAGCACGATTAATCCATTGCCGATCTTTATGCCATTCTGCATTCCCTACTCCTCTTAATATTTGTTCTACAATAACAGCGATGATTGTTGCTATTATCGTGGGATAAAATATAAAGTCCAAGAAGGACATGAATATGATGAGTGTTTGCATTAGTAGTACCCTTTACGTTTTTTCCAATCAGAATACATTCTACCATATTCCATTCCTTCATTTGTTGCTAATCCATCTTTCTGAAGAATCTCACATTCATTATCAGTGAGATAAGGACTAGGATCACATTCTCTCAGACTCATATATTCTTCTTCCCAACCGGAAACTTCTTTAACCCATTCAGATGCCATTAGTCTAAACCATCCAAATTGCCATGCTTAACTGGTTTATGGTCTCCCATCCCTCCATGATTACCATCATGAGGTAATTTACCATAAGCAAGATATTCAACTGCCTGAATGGATCCTTGCAGTCGATCCAGATCTTTATCATGTTTCATATATTCTTGATAGGCATCTTCTAACTCCTTCTGCCTATCTTCCAACTGAGTAGTTCTCTTATAGAATCTCTCTAGTAATTGTTCGTAACTTTCTGTTTGTTTCATCTTATTATTTATTTTTATGTAAGTACTCTATCATAGACTCTAAAGTCTGAATATCATTTCCTGCCAATTTTAAAACTTTATCACAATTGGTACACAAAAGATCATCATTTCTCATTGTAAATTTATTAAATCTCCCACCTGGAATAGTGGTTCCACAAATAACACAAAATTTATCTTTCTTTCTCACCAAAGAGTATTTCTTTTTCTTCCAATAACTTTCTATTGCTCTCTTCCTACTACAATCCTTACACTCATAAGCATAAGAAGAAAGAAGGGTGGAATTTCTACCACACCTATGGAAATCAGCTAGAAGGCTTTTCTCCTTACCACAGACCCTACAAACCCTTTCCTTAAGCAATAGATGTTCTGTTGTTATTTGTTCATCTATATTCATGCATTAAAAAAGACCCTATAATAGTTAGGATCCTTTAAAGTTATTCAGTTTTTGGAAGTCATCTTATAGGCACCAAACATTGCGCCTCCAACCACAATAAGAACTTCCATAATTAACCTATAGCAGGTGCAAGAAGAGCAACTGGTGTTGACTCTGCTGCAGCAAGATCCAGTGGGAAATTGTGTGCGTTTCTCTCGTGCATCACTTCGAGCCCAAGGTTTGCCCGGTTGAGCACGTCTGCCCAGGTCGGAACAACTCTACCCTGAGTATCTAAGACACTCTGATTAAAGTTAAATCCATTGAGGTTGAATGCCATGGTACTAACACCAAGCGAGGTCATCCATATACAAATAACAGGCCAAGCAGCCA